AATTTGAAAAAGAATCCGTGATGGCGCAGCAGTTCAGGAAAGAAAAGTGAACGACTACAGTTTATTCGATCAGTGGATGTTCAGGGGCATTACGGTCAGGGACGGCAAGGCGAAGTGTCTGTTCTGTAAAAGCAGCACGGTACTGAACGAAAAAGAAAAGCTCGCGCATGTCTATCACGAGCGCAGTTGCCGATCACTAAGGTTTGTGAAGGTGGAGGAAGATAATGGCGAACAACTGGATGGCCAAGGAAGCACAACGCGAGAAACACGCCGGGACTAAAGGTTCCTTCACCCGGATCGCTGAACGCAAAGGACACACCGTCCACGAGGAAGCCGAACTCGATAAGCACAAAGGCGGCAAGATTGGGAAGAAGGCGAACATGGCGTTGGCCTTCGCAGGAGCAAGGAAGAGTTAAATGGCCACAGCGGTCCAAAACTTTACTGGCAGTGACGAGGCCACCCAGCCGAAAGAGAAATATGGTGTGGGCGTTTTGGCTGGGCTTGAGTATTCCAAGGTGCCCAACGCAGAACTGCGGGACGATCAAAAGAATTTCATCCGCGAAGTGTACCGCAACGCCTGCCGCCGCGATTACCCCGCACGATTAGTCGAAGTGATTCAAACGTGGGAAGCGGCGCTCTTCTATCGCGGCTTCCAGTTCCTGCTACCACAGCGAGGCGGCGGATGGATCATTCCCGGCGAAAATACCGGATACGGCCCATCGATGCAGTTAGACCTCGCACTGCTTCCAACTAACGTCTACTCCGCGAGTGGTCAGATGTTGATAGCGGCGCTCACGCGAACGGTGCCAAGCGTGCAGTTGGCGCCGATGGAAGCAACGAATGATGCACAGATCACTACGGCGGACTCAGCCGAGAAGTTCGCCAAGGTTTTCGCCAAGAATAACGACCTGATCATGATCCAGACCGATGCTTCGAGGTATTTGGCGACAGACGGAAGATTCGGTTACTGGACGCGGTTTGTGAAGGACGGCCAGAAGTTCGGATGGGAAGAGGACGCAGAGCAAGATGACTTGGTTCCCGAAGACGAACCGGAAGACGAGGGCACAACCCCTGTTGAACAGGCGGCTGATGCTGTCACGCCGGAGTCTGCTGAGACCGCCGAGGAACATGGTGAGCCAGCGGCAACAGAGGAGAGTGTGGGCGGCGAGGAACTGGAAGGCGAGAGTGAAGGTGAGAGTGAGGAAGCGCCCGAGACGCCGGTCGAGCGCACGCCGAATGGGCAAGAGGTTCGCACTGCTCACGGAAAACTGGAACTAAAGATCGTTCCCATGATGGCGAACGACATGTGCGACATGGATGCGATCATCTTCGATTCAGAAGTGGATATCGCACGCGCCAAGGGCATGATGCCGTGGATTGCCGACAAGATTAAAGCTGGCGGAACGGGAATGTCCGAGGGCGACATTGCGCGGCTGGCGCGGCAGAACGTCAAGCTGGGCATGCAGTCAACCTACGTGACCTCTGACTCCATGGGCCACGATGTCACCATTTCTCGGGCATGGTTGCGGCCTTCTGCGTTTATGGATTGCGGCACGGACAAAGAAGAGCTGCGCGATGAAATTATCGCTATGTTCCCGGACGGCTGCTATGTCTGCTATGCCAGCGAAGAACTGGCCTTCGCACGCAATGAGTCCATGGATGACTCGTGGGCTATCGGGCAGGCATATTCAGGCGATGGACAGAACAGAAACGCGCTGCTTACGTCCACCATGCCGATCCAGAAGCGGCTGAACAACTGGCTCGACCTGATGAACGATATTTTCGTCCGGACCATTCCGAAGAAGTGGATGGATTCGAAAGCGTTCGCGGTCGACGCGATCCGGCAACAGACGAACGTCCCCGGCGACATCGGCGGATTCAAGCGCCAGCCCGGAGTGCCCGTCACCGAACTGATCTTCGTAGAGCCTGCGATAAATCCACCCGCGAATCTCGCGGACTTCATCAAGGAATACTCCGGGCCTCTGGCGGAGCTGCTCTCGGGAGCGTATCCCGCACTGGCTGGAGGCGACGTCGGCACTGCGGATAGCGGTGTCGCCATCGCCACGCAGCGCGATTCAGCTTTGGGACGTCTGGCGCCGACGTGGCATTCGATGAAGAACGCCGAAGCGCAGAGCATGAAGCAACTGGTGCGCTGGGGCGCGAAGTGCCGCGACAAATCGATCAACGAGCGCGTACCGGGTGGAGAGACGATCACTCTCGAGATCAACGATCTCAAAGGGAACATTAGCGTCTACATCGAGAGCGACGAAAATTTCCCGGAGTCGTACACGCAGCGGAAGAACGCGCTTCTTCAGGTCTTCGACAACCTCGGGAAGAATCCCCAGCTCGCCGAAGTGTTCTTCAACGCCTCGAATCTTGAGTTCCTGCAGAACATGCTCGGAATGTCGGAACTCTACATTCCTGAAGTGGCCTCGCGGAACAAGCAGCTCGGAGAATTCGAGATCCTGATGAAATCGACGCCGATCCCGAACCCGCAGATCGAGCAGCTGCAGCAAAAAGTTCTGATGATGAAACAGCAGGGCGTGGATCCGGCGGAACTTATGCAAGCGGAACAGCAGATCGCCGCGATGCCGCAGGAAATTAGCTCGGTCCCGATCAATCCATGGGACGACGACGCGACTGAATCCGCCACCTGCTGGCAGTTCATGACGAAGGACGAAGGACGCAAGGCAGCCAAAGCGAATCCCGAAGGATTCCAGAACCTCGTGCTGCACTACAACGCGCACACTGCAGCGTCCGCGTCGAAGGCAGCCGGAGCGCAGCAGCCCGGAAAGCCTCCGAGCGTCAGCGTCGGATACAAGGACGTCGCCGCAATCGATTCGAACGCGGCACAACAGATCTTGCAGAAGGCCGGAGTTACTCCCTCCCCGGGCGCGCAAGCGCCTCCTCCGGTCCCGGCTGGCGAAGCGGCGAAGAAACCCGCTACGCCAATCGGAGCAGGAGCGCCAGAAGGCGCTGGCGGCGCACTAAAGCACTAAAACGAAAAAATATCGGGAGGAACGACAATGGACGACTTGTTGGCAGGAGCAGGCGCAGGCACAGCTATTGCTGATGCTGGCGGATCGGGGGCCGGGGATGCAGGTGCAGGAGATGTTGGCGATGCGGGAGATGCGGGAGATGCTGGTGGTGGAACTCCTGAAGGAACTCCGGGAGCTGAGGACGCTGGCGCAGGAACTGGAGATGAAGCTGGTGATGGCGCTGGCGAAGGAGACAAAGCCGAAGACGAAGGCCTCGGCGAGATCGAGCAGGACGGTCGCAAGATCGACGCGAAGACCCGCCAATCCATCGCGGAACTCAAGAAAATAAATCCAGAAGCCGCGAAGCGCGCAGCGGATGCTTATTTCCGGATGGGCGCGATGATGAAGGAAACCGGGACCGACACTCCGAGCGCGGCGATCAATGCCGTGAGGCAGATGAAAGCGACGTTCGATTCTCTCGGCGGCGATGAAGGCATCACCGAAATACAGAGCGAAGTAGCGGACTATCGGCGCGAGATCGATCAGTTCTCCAAGGGCGATCCCGCATTGCTCGAAGAACTGCGCGAAGCAAATCCCGAACAGTACGTCAACATGGTGGCGCAAGGCCTCGAACTGATTGCGACGAAAAATCCCGAGGCGCTCGACAAGGCGCTTCTGCCAGTAATGGTGGCGCGCCTGGAGAAGGCGAACCTCTATGGATCCGTGGACCAGCTTCTCGCGCTGATCAAGGAAGGCAAAGGGCAGGAAGCCTACGATCTGACTGGCCAGATGAAGACATGGCTCACGAATGCCAAAGGCATCGCCAACAAGCAGATCGAGCTGAAGAGCCAGAAAGACCCACGGGCGGAAGAACTCGACCGCAGGGAAAACGATCTGAAGACCGAGAAGCGCCAAGCGTTCGAAGGACAGATCGGCACCGACGTCAATCGTCAGAACAATCTCGCAACCTCGAAGCTCGTCGAGCCGTTCTTCAAGGAGCTGAAGCTGAAGAACGAAGGACGGCGCGAGTTCATCAACGCTCTCAACTCGCGGATCTGGACGACGATGAAGAAGGACGCTGCGTTTCAACGTGCGGCCAAAGCGATCATGGAGAAAGGCGACGGAGCAAGAGCCTCGCGATTCATTCACGCGAAGTTTTCCGAGCTGCTTCCAGCGCATTTCAAAACCCTGCGCGATGTGCTCTACCCGAACTACACGCGGGGCGGAACGCGAGCCTCCGGCGATGCCGGAAAGAAAGCTGCAGCTAACGGTGCTGGCGGAAAAGGTGGCGCTCCGGCTCAGAAGGCTGTGCCGGGAAAGATCTATTCGCGTGCCGAGG